GAAGTAATTGATCTTTTAGAATACTTGATCATTAAAACATATCAAAGTATTAATGAAGAAGATTACACAGATTTTGAATCATACGAAGTTAAAAGATTAACTGAAGGATATGATAAAATGCAAATGGCGTTTTATGATCCCGATATATTCATGAAAGAATTCGCAAACCTTAAAGTTTATGTTGATCTCAAAACATCTCCACAAACAATTAAAACATATTGGAACATTTTAAGAAAACCTTTATTTGAAATGATCATTAATGGTGGGTTACGCCAAGGATATTTTAATTATGACGCGCAAATTGGAAGATTCCAATTACGAAAAGGAGTACTCAATCACGCAACAATTAAAGATATGGATTTAGTTGCATGTAATGTGCAAGGTATAATAGAAAATTGTTCTCTTGTTTCATGTGAACTTTCAAGATCAAGGATTTATAAATCTAAGTTAATCAGCAATAATAAGATAAATGAATCTTATATGGAGGGTGTAAGTGTTAACCGTGGAAATGAAATTAACAAATCATACATTCTTAATAATGAAGAAATGGTTAATTGTAATGTTAATGAAACTGTAGTTAAATTTGCAACGCCCGGAAAAAATTTAACCGCCGATGATAAGAGTACTGTAGTTGTAAAACAAATGCCGTTACCCAAAACTTCAGAAGCAGTTAAAGTTGATCATCCTCGAGATTATACTTGGATTAAAAGTATGAATAAAAAAGATAATGAAGGTTACGGAAATTTGTACGATAAAAAAAATTATTTAAAACATGAAGGCTAAATTAATAAAAGAATCATTATTAAATGAAAACACCACCGATAGTTTCGTAGTTAATGCAAAAACGAAAAGAATAATGCCTATGCGTGGAAATAGTTATGATTATTTCCGTGGTGATAAAAAGGGAACTGTTGATATGATTATAGAAGTATTTGCACATATTAATCATGATCAACATGCAAAAGAAATATATGATGCTTTAAAATCTGCTGGATTAGAGAATAAATATTTTTCAATTAAAATAGAGCCAAGATAATGAAAGCTACATTTGTAAATGAACGATTAGGATTTACTGAAGATGGCGACCCGATAAAAGATTTAGAAATCGGGATTCCTGAACATGCGTATGCTACAATTGGATGGGATTGGGAACCAGATATGGTTGCAGACGCATTTGCATCTGCTTTAGAAAAATTCGGAATTCATGTTACACAAGATTTTCAAGCTCTTGAAAAAAACGATGAAATACATGCATTTATATTATCAAAAAAGAAATTAACAAAAGCAGAAATAAATAGAATCGCAGAACAAAGAGAAGAATACGGGATCGATGATTAAAAAAATGTAAAACATGAAAGCTAAATTTGTAAATGAAAAATTAAATTTTACTGAAGATGGAAGCGATCCTATAAAAGATATGGGTGTAGGTTGGAGCGCTCAAAAATATATTGAGCAAAAATTACGAGAGGGCGGTGTTGAGATGACATATCGTGATTTTATGGAAGAATTTGATGATCGATTGGCCAATCAAGATTCATTAGGGGTTATTGAAGATTTTATGAGATATGTTGAAATGTTAAAAGCAGAAGGAAAACGTAGTGAAGTGGACAAATATTTAGATGCAGAAGATGATCTTGTAAATGGATTAATTACGTTAGAAACAAAATTAATTTCCAAACTATCTCCAGAAAAACAAATGGAAATTTTCGAACCTGTGTTGGATCACTATATTGATATGATGAATCGTTAAAATAAAATATAAAATGACAAGACAAGAATTTATAAACGAAGTTAATGGCGAAATAACTGCAAGTTGTAGTATTCCGTTTTCTCTTCCTCCAATTGAAGTTGAGCGTTTAATTAAATTGGAACAGGAATGGATGTATCGTGAATACAGAGATGCAGTTCAAGATTCATGGTACATTCTTGATAGAAAATATTACGGAACTATTGAATGGAAAAACACAAGAACTTTTCAATTACCTGATTGTGTTATGGCTATGAGATATGTTTTTGAAATGACATCAGGACAAAGAGTATTCGGTATTCATGACCCTGATATGAGTTTTGATAGATTAATGGCAGCAGACCTTTACTTAACACCTCTTTCTTCAGATCAAATAACTTACAGAACAATTCAATGGAGTTTCTGGGATTTAGCAAAACAATTTAACTTAAAAGATATTCAACACCATTTTAGTGTTAATACAAAACGATTAATCATTACTGGTAGAAACCCAGTTGAATCTTTGTTTATCGCAACATTAAATAAAATCCCTGAAGAAAATCTATATGATGATCCTCTTTTCTTAAAATGGGTTATTGCCAGAGGAAAAATGCAATTAGCAAGAATTATAGGAACGTTCAATTACACCTTACTTGGTGGAGTTCAAATTAATTATGCAGATATTAGAGCAGAAGGAAAAGAAGAGTTAGATGTTCTTAAAGAAAAGATCAAAACTGATAGCCCACCTGACTGGTTCATGATGTTCAGCTAATATTACATAATTGACATGGGTAACTCGAAATCTGAATTAATATCATACATGAAACAACTTGCTCAGATGGGATCGGGCAAGCAAAACGAGTTTTGGCAATGGAAAGCAGATAAAGCCAAATTACTAACTCATGTTAAAACTGATGAGATTCGTGAACAATATCCTGAAATAGACGAGTACCTAAAAGCAACCCACACCAGAGTAGTTCAAAAAGAATGTTATAAAAATGCCGGACAATTAGCAATTAATTGTGAGGGTGTTGATTATGTTGAAGGTGAAATCTTGTATCACGGAATTCCTATTGAACATGCATGGAATAAAATCGACGGAAAATATTTTGATATTACAAAAGATGTGTTATTTGCTAAAAATTCTGATTATGCTGAATATGTAGCGATAATTGAATTGGACGTGAAAGAATATTCTCATTTTTTATTTAAATACAAACATTGGGGTGGATTTGTATTCGAACAATTTTTAAAAGAACACCCAAAGATGGAAGAATCTTTTTATCCAAAGTTAATTGAAGGTGTTACTGATAAGGCTAAAGAAGATATGTTTGGTGTTATTGATCCAGATACAGAATTCAATCAAAAATACAGCGCAATGCAAACTGTAGAAGAATCTGATAAAGATAAAGTAGTTTATCGTTATAATTTCAAAGGGCCAGAAGCTATTATAAAAAATCCAACAAATCTTGATAAATTTGAAGAAAGTGTTAGAGGCGTCATTGATAAAGATGGCAACTTATATATGCAAAATGTTGTTGCGGGAACACACACTGATTTAACGGAAATTTTATATGAATTAGAACTTTTTAAACCTTTAGATCGTTGGTGGGTACGACTTCCCGATGAGTTCATTACTGTTCAAAGATTATATGACACTGATTATGTTATCGTCGGAGAATCAAATGAAGTTCTTTATGATTATAATTATGTTAAAGGCGAAAGAGGTAGTGTTTTAAAACTTAATCGTGCAAAATCAAAGGAAGAAGCAGAAGCAGAATTCAAGAAATTCACAGATGCTGCCCAAGAAAAAAATCCCGGAATTAAATTTTTACCACAGATGAGAAGAGAAGTGGATCCTGCATTATACGAAAGCTCAGCAATGGATAAGTATTATGAGAAAAACTTTGCAATACCTTTTGGTTATGATAAAGAAGTTGTCAATTCATATAATGTTGTTGCAAAAGTTGGAAAATATAAAACACCTATAATATTAAATCCTAGATCATTAGATGGATTTGATGCTGGTGTACGTGCACTTGCCGATAAAGAGGGGAATTTGTATGTTGCGTTAAAACAAAAGTATTTTAATCACGGCACAATGGCAAATGCGTTAATAGATGCAAAAGTCATAGATACTGTAAGATATAACGAAGGCGCAGATAAAATTAGTGAAGTTGCAGGTGTATACAATGATCAAAAGAATTTTTTCCTTTTGGAAAGATTTGACGATGAATGGACATTCATACAGAGCGATACGTTTGAGTGGGAAGGAATTTATTCTGAGAGAATTCTCGATAACTTAAAACATAAAAATCCTCAATTTAAATATGATATAGATTTTCAAAACGATGATGAAGATGATGATTTATATAATGAAGAAGAAATTGAGGAAAATGAATTAGATGAATCAACGTTAAATGAATCTCCCGATGATTTTACGTACAATGAAATATATTACGGTTCCCAGGAAGGGCCCGGAGAAACTTATGCATTTGAAGTTATTGTAAATAGAGATGAACATGAAATTGTTGATGTGCTAATTAGTGATGAACCTAATGGTTATCATGGCGATGATTATATCACTAATGGTCCTTTAACTGGACGAGATGGTTCAAATGTTAATCATAAAGAAACTTTGCCACCTTATGCATTTAATTGGAAAAAAGCATATCCCGGAAGATTATTTATGGAGCCAAAAGTTATAACTTTTTGGGTGTACCCAAATGAAAAAGAATTGAAGCGAATTATCAGTATAATGGAAAAGAAATTAAATATGGACATTATCGACAATGGTTGGGTAATAGAGATTTATAAAGAGGGGTTTGCTGAAAAAGGAGAACAATTTTATGGAAATAATTATAATAGAGATAGCGAGAAAAAAGAATTTGTTCCTGTCGAAAGATTTGCTGGTTCTAAAAAACCGCCAGAAAAAGAATACTTACAACACTTAGACACAAAACACAAACATGTAGTTCCTTTCGGATATGGATCAAAAAATCCTAAGTACATGGATAAAAGAAGATGGCAGATGGCAAATATTGCCGATGAAGGAAAAGAAGAATCATATTATCCTCGATTGGATTAAAATAAGGGAGCTATGACTCCCTTTTGTTTTCGTAAGATATATAAAATAAAAAGTAAATGATAAAAGATCTTTATATAAGAAGCGCCGCTGATCCTAATTACAAATATGGCGTTTTAGAACACTCAGATGCCATAGAATCTATCATTACAAAAATTAGGATGATATTGGGCACCCGTTCAGGCCAGATATTTGGCGATTTAGGATTTGGCGTAGGAATAGAAGATCTGATCTTTGAAACACGAATTAATAAAACACAATTAGAAGAAAAAATTAAAATGCAATTTGATCGTTATATTTCCGAAACAAAAGATTACCAAATAACACCCCAAGTATCTTTTGGAAAGGCTGATGGATATGATTATGCAGTGATTGATATTTTTATTAATGATGAAAAGGTTGTAGGACTTTTAATAAAATAAAAAAATAATATGCCAGAAATTTTCAATACCAGTAGAATACGATTTAATGAATTATACCAAGACGCATTAAATTTTGTAAAAGCAAGTTATGGTAATCTGGGACAACACTTTACAATGGCGTCTCCTATGGGCCAATTACTTCAAGTAATTTTGAGTTATGGTCGTATGATTTTATTCTATAACGAAGATTCAGTTACAGAATTAAACATTAATACTGCAACTCGTCCACAAAACGTTAAAGGCGTCGCAAGTTTAACAGGGCACAATCCTTCAAGACCTATGTCTGCAAGAGGAACTCTTATATTTCAATACAATGCACAAAAATTGCCTTTAGGAACAAACATCGTTTCGATTCCAAATTATACTTTACTTGCAAATAATCAAAATGGCTTAACTTATACTGTAACTCTTGCTGGAGAAGAAATTCTTTTTGATTTAACAAGTGTTACAAATAAAATTGAAGTAAACATTGTTCAAGGAAAATTAGAATACCAACAGGCAACTGGAACCGGTGATCCTCTTCAATCATATAACTTTCAAAACAAAAAAGGCGCTTCAATAGATAATTATTACGTTAATGTTTATGTTAACGGAACTAAATGGGAAGTAGTTGATTCGATTATTGATATGAATTTTAATCAACCCGGAGTAATGGTTAAAACTGGACAAACTGGAGGTATTGATCTTTTCTTTGGTAATGGCTATAATGGCGCAATTCCACCTTTTGGCGCAACAATTTTAGTTGAATATGTTATAACTGATGGAGCAGCTGGAAACTTAAATGCAATGAATAACAACTTAAATAATAGTTGGAAATTCTTAACACCTGGGTTTGCTCTTAATGGAGAACAAATTGATCTTAACAAATATATCAATGTTGTAATTAAAAATGAGGTTATGTTTGGTGCTCAAGAAGAGCCTCTTTATTTAACGAGATTATTAGCTCCTAATATGTCAAGAAGTTTTGTTCTTGCTAATGAAAACAATTACATTTACTTTTTACGTAAACTAAACATTTTCACGATTATAGATGCAATCCCTGGATTTGCAACATTTGAAGATCAGTATGCCGCAGATAAGTATAATCAATCTAAAACAACATACGAAAATTTAAGTGCTGAATATAGAACTTTAGTTTCAACGTATGGTGTAAGTTCTTTACTTGCTACGCAGAAAAAAGTAGAACTTGATAATGCAGACAAACAACTTAATTATTATACTCAACAACTTGAGGCACAAAAGAAAGATGATAACACAGTTTATTTGTTCTTGGTTCCTGATGTTAATAAAAGAATACCTTCAAATGAAAATTATTATACATGCGCATTAAGTGCTTTCATTTTATCTGATGGTGAAAAAGCTGCAATATTAGATTTAATAGAACAAAGTGGTCAAAGAATTTTAACTGTAGATAATCAAATTTTAGCTTTGCAATTTCCGAAATTCACATTAAATATGTCATTGATATTATGGGAAGGAACTGTATATGATACAGTTAGACAAAATATTATTTCTAAAACTTCTGATTACTTTTTACAAAACACAAGAAGAGATAGAATTCCTGTTTCAGATTTGATTAGAATTATTGAAGGACTTGATGGTGTTGACTCTGTAAATGTTTGGTTTGATGCTGATAAAAATAATTTGAACATTTATAAAACACATTATGGAATTGACGATTATGGAGATATTATTCTTGAAAGATCTGTTCAGGACGCATTCGGTAATAGAGTTCCTGTTAAAGATCTTTATCCTTTAATTCGTGGTGGATTTGAAAATGCGCAAGGAACTTATTATGAAGATAGTTTAGTTAAAAATAAATTATCAACATTAAACATTCAAGTAAGAGGATATACACAAAAGAATATGAATTCAGAAAATAATATTGCAATCGTAAATAATATCACAGGATAATTATGGCAGAAAATAATGATATAAAAAGAAAATTATATACAACTAGGCCCTCATATTTATATCAGGCTAAACACTTTAATGATGTTTATCTTAATATGGGATATAATTACAAAGGAAAGTTGTTGAAAAAAGGAACATCACCTGAATTATGGGCAAATCCTTTACAGGGTCCTATGTTAGGCACTATTGAGGCTTTGTTAAATTATTTAATTGAACACACGAAAATTGTTAAAAAATGGTTTTCAATAGCACACGATAAAAATTCAATGAATATCAATTAAGATGAACATACAAAATTGGAAAATATTTGATAAGGCAGGAAGCCAATTAAACTGGTCTCCTGATCCTTTAATACAACTTATATTTGATTCACCTACTGGCAGTGGTGCAGAAGGATTTCTGGTTACTGACGCAAGTGGACATGCTATATCAGCAGAAATAACTAATGGAGGGTATGGGTATATCAATGTGAATGATATCACATTGTCTTATACCTACGCATTAGGAAGTGGCTCGCAATTATCCACATCTGATGCATCGATATTCACCAAGGATGTTTCGATATTTGGATCGAATATTTCCGATTCGAATACTCAAAGTATTAGCGGTCTATCACTCGATCTATCTACCAATTTTGTATATCCTTCTGCTACCTATGCTGCTGCTATTTTCTTAGATCCAGTTTCACAAGGTTTAGTTGAAACAGAACATTTATTTATTTTTGATGAATATGCTACTGGTTTATATAGACGTCCTTATGATGCCAGTGATTATACTCTAATCATGGAATTTATTGGAGATGATAATGAAATTCAATTTTTTACTGTTGACGAAAATACAACAGAAATAACTTGGACTGATGCAATTGTTTTTGACACAAGTATTTTAATCGCCAATACACCTCTTCAAGTTAATATTGGGTTCAGATCTCCAGTAGAAGGTGTTTATGAAAGAATTCTTCGAATATATCATTTAGTTGGCAATATTGCTTATACAGTAGCAGATATTGTTGTAAACGCTGAATCAATTGGAGAAGATGAAAGATTAAGAACTCTTATAACTAACTTTGGTTTGCCAGATCCAAAAGATATGAAAGATATCTTTAAACAAACTGATATCAATGAAGATTTACCTGACTGGGAAGTTTTAAACTATAAATCAAAACATATCATTCTTGAACATGATAAAATTATGCCATTTATTGGAACATATAAAGGTCTTATAAATGCGATTAAGTGGTTAGGATATGATGATGTTTATATTCGTGAATGGTTTTTAAATGTTACACAGAATACGAAATTATCACTTATTGTTCCTTATGATGCTGCAGATAGAGCGCAAACTATTTTGATGTTTAGTCCGGCACAAAGAAAAACACTTAAAAAATTAAATCAATTATCTCTTAATTATTGTATAACAAGAGAAACTGGAAATCTTGATGTTTATGGAACTCCAGAAACAGAAAATTGTTACGAATATAATCTTAAAGAAGTATTTGTAAAACTCTTAGGATTAAAAAATTGGTTAGAAGCAAATATCGTAGGTGTTAACTGCAGAATTACAGATATAACGGGAGAAGGAATTTATTTTGAAAGAATTCAAAATCTTATTTACACAACAGATAATATCGGATTTAATTATGCAGTTCAACAAACATTAACTCCGTATGGTCCTGATCATGATTCTGAATTAGTATTAGGCGATGCTAGTGTAAGATTAACATTTTTAGAATTAACAAATACAACTATTGGTGATCTTGCTGGGACGTCATTTAAGGATATGACTTCTTACGCATGGGACCCTAATTATCCTTCTATTTATCTTGATATTACAGATCCATCGTATCTTCAAAATCCAGATTATTATTTGCTTGTTGGATCATCATTTGCGTATCCATTTATTAACGTTAAAGATATAATGTGGAGAATGTCTACTGTAAAAGATTTAGGAGGTGTATTAGGAAATAATGTAGTCACTAATCCTTTATTTATTTATGAAAATGAAATTCGTTTTTATAATACATTTGATGTTTCTTCGGTATGGTTTAATGCTTCAACAAATTTAACTTTACTTTTAGAAAAAGCGTATTTAAGAGATCCAAGTATTGATGAATGGACGAATTCAATTGCTTATTCAATTTATCCTGATCCTTCAAAGTATTATGATTACATAATGGAATCTTCATCTGGATTAGAAAAAATTGGATTCAATGATTATGCAGAATTTTCACCTGATGCATTAGGAAAATTACAATATGCTTATGATACGAATTATAAAGTTCCTTTATTAACTTTTCAATATTTTCATTATACTGATCCAAGTGGGGTTTCTCAAACATTCGGAACTAAAGAATATATTCTTGATATTTTAGATGGAAAAGTTTATATGAATGCGGGAACTGTTCCAAATTCATCAGATAATTTAACACTTTATCTTAATTTTAATTATGATACAAGTTTAATTGAACAACAAATAACTGTAAATGCTATTTATGATTCGCCACGTATGATTTTATTCCAATTTGATCCAAGCGCATATTATTGGGCAGATCCATCTGGAAAAACTGGCGGAAATGATCCAAATGTATATTTACATGATAATAGTATTTATACGATGCATGTTAATCATATAGGAGATTACAATATTGAATTATTTGCGTGGGATGAATATAATACAATGTTCTACAATCCTGCAAGAGAAAAATATCCTGTATGGATTAAAACTCCTACATTGTATACAATGCTTGATACATGTTGTAATACAATTTGTGTAAGTACATATATGAATTTAGGTGATGTAAGTACTTTAATAGCAAACAATAAATATCCTATTTATGATAGATTAATTGCATTACAGGGATTAACGCTTGAAATTGATGGTGACGGAAATCCTTATGTGTCTGTTCCTTCAATTACTTATTTCCAAGATGTTCCTGAGCCAAATTCTATCAATAGATTATTAAATTTAACTGAAAGAATAAGTGCTGTTTCCGGCACAAGCATAACGATCGATCCAGATTATCAAAAATTTTATAGTGGTGATGATGTTAGAATAGTAAAATTTGATAAAGGAAAATATGCGTTAATTGAAGAAGTTAGCGCGCATATAAATACTTCAAGTTCAGTATTTCCGGGTAATGCACAGCCTACAACAGCTACTCTTTCTTATGCATGTCCTTTCACTATTGAAACTTCAACAAATCTTTATATTTTAAATGATACTTACAGAACTGTTACAAACGCAAATAATATTGGCAATAAATTTACAGCAGATATTAGTGGATATACATTTGATGTAGGGCAATTAGTAGGATTAATTATCAATCATAAAACAAATGGATATTCTTGGGGATCATCATATAAAGTATTAAATGTTAATGGAAGCACACACGTATTTGATATGCAAGTTCCTGAATTTTTTGTAAGTAATCCAAGTGTTTATACAATTAAAGCAAAACATGCATTTTCATCATATAGTGATTTTACAATTTTAACAGATACTGCTACGGAAGTTGCAAATAATTTTCACATCTATTTAAAAAATTCGTATTGTCAAGAATATTATTTGGATGATACATTTGCAGTTATTAATATTTTATTTGATCAAGATAAAGTAAATCAACAGTGGTATAATGCTTCAGATAATTTAATTAATTCAGAATTTTATTTTTATGATCAGAGTCACCCTGTTAATGTTGATGTAAGTACTCTTGTAATACTTAGATCTATATACGATGATATCTTAATAAATGATTTGGAGTGGACTTTAAATAGTTATGATGTATTTTCTTCAAATAAATTAGATATCTCAACTGCTATAATGTATTATTCTCCTGTTGACTGGTCATCTGCTAAAACGCGTACATTCCCGATTAAAAAAGGAGATACTATAATAGTTAAAGCAAATTTAACTTTAAATTCTGGAAATACTCCTTACTTATTACTTGCAGATGCGGCTGGGATTGCCGGAAGAGTTTCTCAAATTCCTCCAATACAATATCTTTATAATGGTGACAATACTGTTGTATTAACTGCAGTTAGAGATTCTTCTGCCGCTAGATTGACATTAGAAACATATGAAGTAACTGATTACTCAGCAACTATTTCTGCTTATAATAACTATATGCTTCACCAAAAAAATATTTGGACAATAATTAATCATGATTCAAGCATCATATTAATGAAGGTATTTAATGATAGTGTTCCTTACATTTTTGATACTGCTGGAACTTATGACGTAGAATGTGTTTCTTATGATAGTTATGGAAATGCCATAACAAAAAAATACGAAGGGCTGATACAAGTAAATTAATGGAAAATTTTAATAAGATAACTGCGATAGATATTAGTACTGTCGATAAATCAAATGTATTTTTGTTAGTCGATTCAATATCTTGGCGTTCTCCGAATAAGATATCTGTTCAAAATCTTGTCGACAATATTAAAATTGATCCTTCAAGTTTACAGATTACCGTTACACATACCAATTTATCTAGTGTACATAGTGCGTCTTATACTGATCAAAATATATCCTATAGCCAACCACCAATTGATGCATCAACGTTATCAGGAATGCACATGGTTACCGATGGAAATTATTTATATGTGTGGGTAGGAAATAGATGGAAACGATCTATTTTAAGTGAGTGGTAATTAGTGTTGTCCTAAAATATTAAAAGGCTTTAAATATAAAAATGCGTCCGGGTCTCCAAAATATTGAACTAATCCCGGAAATTGATCAACGTATGTAAATGATCCAATTTTTCCTATAGGAGTATCGTAAACTGTTAATTTAGTTGTTACATCTTTTCTTTCATCAGCAAGATATTCAGTGTAAGTTTCTTCAAATACAATAGTGCTTTTTTCAAGTATTCGTTCAATTCGTCTCAAATATACTTTTGCAAATGCGCTTTTATTTTTATTACTATTTTGTTCTCCTAAATACATAGTATGATCACCTTTTATATTCATACCTTTTCTAACCATTGCTCTGTCTTTTATGGTCATACCTCCAAGATATTTTGATAATACTAGCCAATCATATTTTTTAAGTATGCCATCAATTCCTATTCCTAAATCTTGAACGGGATCGGATTCGTCTGAAAATTTTTCATTTACAGATTCTCCTAAAAGATTCATCTTAGTGTATTTCTTAATAAGTTGATAAAATATTATATTAAGAGTATCTGTATGTGCTGAGAAAAACGTAGGACTTGGTACTGCGCCTTTTTCAAGAAAATATTTGAATAGTTTGTAATTATCCCTATCATTCGACCAATTTCCTCTTAACGCTGTCCACTCTAAAAATTTATGACCATAAACTTTCATATCTGCTCCATATTCCCATAAAAGTTCTATCATCTTTAAATCTCCAGATTCAATGGCTTGTTTCATTGCAAATCCTTTATTAAGATCTGGGTGAATTCCGTTATCAAGAATATATCGTACAATATCGTATTCTCCTTGATTTGCTGCATATGCGATGGCTGATTCAAAGGGTTTATGCGCATGCGCAATTCCGTGACTTTCTAAAAACTCATCAAATTTACGTTTCATACTAATGCCCATATCCTCAATAGGATCGGATTCTTCTTCAAATTTTTCAAAAACAAATTGTGCTTTCATATAATTATATATTCAACACGAAAGGAGCCGTGAGGCTCCTTCATTTTATTGTTTTATATCAGGTAACTTAAATACAAGTCGGTCATCTTTATATTCGTCAAATAAAACGTTTATTTTATCTCCAGAAACAAAGTTATTCGCCATGATCTTGTTTTTCTTAAATTCTCGAATTGGAATCAACCCGTTAATTTCTCCAACATTTACAATTACTCCAAAGTTCATTACTGCTGCAACATTAGATTCTAACACTTTATCTTTAGAATCAACTATGAAATTTTGAATCTTGTTCAATTTATCTTCAGGACTTTCTTTCGTAAGAATTATACGATTATCCTTTGTTATTTCCGAAATATAAAAATCAATTATATGTCCCGGTAATACTAACCTCTGGTTGAACGCTGCTTTTGTAGGCGCATCCATTTTTGATGTATGTAACAATCCTGTAAATATTTCCC